CCGGCTGGTGAATATTACGCAATTGCCAAGTAAGAAATTGTCCTTCGGTCGCATAGTTGCGGTTGAAGTTGGCGTAAACCGGAATGGGCGTAACGATGCCCGATAGCTGATTTTGAACCGCTTTTGCGTAAACCGATGGATTGTTTTGGCTCATACTGGTGTGCTTGGATCGTTGCGATAGCAAAGCAATGTGACCGTCATACGATCATTCGATTCAATGGCATCCGTAATACGCCAATCCTGATTGCGATAATTGATGGCATAAAGGTTTTGATTGATGCAAATGGCTTTGGTATTGGGCGTAAAACTCATAATAAAACGCGCCATGTCGGTGTAAACGCGATCATCTTTGGTAATGCTCAAACCATTTTTGACGTCTTGCACGGTCGCCCTAGTGGTGTACCATTTCGTTAGCGTGGTTGTGTATTGACCGAACTCATCCACGCCATTGGTGACGTTGTTGATTTGGACATTTTCAAACCGTGCGATTCCCATTTACATGACCAATGGTTTATACGGGCGCAATAAAGTATCTACGCCAAATGGAATATCACTGAGTTTGGACGCGCCAGTATTGCTTCGGTTGTTGTATAGGTGGGTCAACAACAATAATCCGGCTTGCTTAATCACGGGATACTGAGCCAGTGGGTTAGCCATTGTGGAGTATTCAATGACCACGGGATTGGTCATTATGTTGTTCACTTCAGACGGGATGCCGTTTACCACTACCTTGTTACCGGTAGCGTCATAAAAGTAATTTGTAGCGGCCAATTTAACGAATACAGGCGGTGTATTGTCATTCCAATACCCAACACTGTTAATGACCACGCCAGCCTGTGTGCCGCTGTTTTGGCTCACTTCAGGCAAGTCTAAGAAAGCCTGGGTTCCCATGTTGCTAATCGAACCGTAATACACCCGATAAGAGATTGGGAAAATACTCATTCCCAAATAATCCTCAATGGCCATGCGCGTGGCTAATTCAAGGATTTGCAAATACGAATCTTGGCTTTCATCCTCAAACAAATTTAATTGATTGGTGATGTCGGTCAAACTGAGCCATTCAGTTTGAATATCACGCGCAATCTGTTCTACCTTTTCGTAGCTGTACGGATTACGCGTGGTTCCTAAATAGGGTCCAACTGTCACATTTTCGACAGACATGGTTTACCTTAATAAGTTAAACGAACACCAGCAAATACGTCGCGGATGGTAGAGCAAACACGCTTTTCAGCATAAATATTGATAAAGCCAGGCTGAGTTTGATCTAGGCGCTGAATACTCATTTCCTCAACGTCGGCAATAGTGACAAAGCGCTCCCATGCGGCTAAATAGATTGGGAAGTTACCCGATCCAATTTGATCCATGTACGGGTTCGGAATGACTGGATGACCAAAGATATTGCCAATGGAATAGCCTTCTTTTTCGCCAATATCTAAAAACAATGGCAAGCCACCTGAATCTTTAAGTTCGCGCAACGCCATAATGGTCGCTGGGTGCATTTGCCATGCTGTGCTTGGCAGATTCCAATATTGCGCTGGCAATGCGTTTTGCAAAGCCACAATGTCGTTGTAAGAGATGGACGCGGCGCCCTGCTCTACTGTGGCCACTGTATGCAATCCGTTGGTGATGCCTGACCCGTTAGTACCAAATGCCGCTGTCGAGCCGCTAGGGTAGCTATTAAGGCCACGCAAACCATCAGTACCGCCAGTGCTTGTTGTAGTAGTGCCTGATTGGTCATTGTTAGAAATCATCGATTGCGCTTCAATGGCCGAAAACTCCAACGACAAATCAGTGACGATGGTGCTGTCTAAATTGTCAATGTCGCCCAAGATTGCGGAACGTACCGGCAAAACGGCTGTAATAGAGCGGGTTGGCAACTGCCAAAATGAAGTCGCTGTATTAGGTGTGCCGTTGTTGGTTTGAACCGCGTAACCCCAAGGGTTTGTTTGATTGGCGGCATTACCAGTTTTAACGACGAAAGCCTCGTCGGAACCAGTAGTCATAATTTCACGACTACCAATTCGTAATGGGTTTGCATAACGCAAAGATGCGAAAGAATCGTCGTAGATGACGCGTCCACCAACACCTGAACCTGAACCAGTCAGTGCTGACGCTTCGTTCAAATTAACTGTGGCAACGCCTTCGCGCAATGCCTTTTTCACGGATTCAAGAATTAAATTGGTTTCCATTTTTTCTTCCAAAACAAATTAAGAAAAGGTGGGGGGATTTTGACCCCCCTGCCTTATTAGGTTGCTGTACCAGTAGAGCGATAACGAATGATGGCGAAAGGATCAACAACGGAAGTTGCTAAACGCTTCTCACCAAAATAAGTGATGTAGCCTGGCAATGTTTGATCGTAGCGACGTAGAACCATGTTCAAACGATCAACAATTGCGTGGCCGCGTGACCAGTCACCGAAATACATTGGATACAAGCTAGTTGTGCCAGCAGAACCAGTGCTAGTTTGTGAAGGTGTGGACAAATATTTGTTCACAACAACATCAAAGCCGAGCAATTGACCAACGATACCGTCGTTGCGTGCCAAACCGTCAACGTAGATTGGGCGACCTTGTGAGTCAACCAAACCGCGAATTGCTTGGAGAAGAATTGGGCTAATGATGAACTTAGCGGATTCTGTCCAATATTGTTGTGGCAAGCTGTAGATAAAGTTCACAACGTCTTTGTATGTGATTGCGTTAGCGCCCACAGTGTTTACGTTGGATGTCAACTGGTCATAAGTAGCGATACTATGCAATCCGGATGAAGAACCTGTACCGCTTGTGCCGTAAGCCGCTGTTGAAACTGTACCGCCAGCGTATGTGCTGTTTGCACCAGGGTATTGGTTCAAACCGCGCAAACCATTTGAGCCGCCGTAAGTTGTGTCAGAGCCTTGATCGTTATTCAAAATCATAGACTGTGCTTCAACTTGTGAGAACTCAGCAAGCATATCGGCTACAACGTTGCCATCTAAACCATCGATGTCATCAAGTGCCGCTGTACGGATTGGGAATTGCACGTTTAAATCTTGCAAAGGCAACTGCCAAATGTTGGTGTTTTCTGTTGTGGCTGATCCGTTGTTTTGGATTGCATAGCCCCATTGAGCGCCGGAATTTCCTACTTTGCTTCTCCACTGATATGTTGCACCAGCAGTAGCAGTTGAACGGGATACGCCGCGCATTGGGTTAGCCAAACGCAGTGATGTGAATACTGGATCGTAAGCTGTTACGCCACCAACACCAGCGCCGGAACCTGTCAATGCAGATGCTTCTTTCAAGAACATATCGTATTGAGCTTCATCTTCAAACAATTTGATTTCTTTTTCTACGCGGTTTGCACCTTTGTAGAAATCAAGCAATTGCTCTTTAACCATGCGATTCACGCCTTCGCGGATTGTTTTCGCTGGCTTGATGAGTGCTGGAGCAGATTGAACTTCAGATAAACGGGCTTCTAAAGTAGCCATTTTTTCTGCCATTTCATTCTTAACGGCTTCAACGGATGCGGCAACTTCAACTTTGACTTCTTCGATCTTAGCAACGCTAGATGCTTCGATTAAATCTAATTTTTCAATGATCTTTTCAGACATGATTTTTCCTTATTTAATGCGTTTGGATAGTGCTTTCAACAAATCTCGTTCCGCGAGGGCTTCAAGAATTGCGTCGGCTTCAATGACCACCGCTTCAGATTCACTCTTGGCTGGGGCTACCTCTTTAACCATTGCGGCAACGTCACGTTGCTCTAATAATTTCTTGAGGACTGAAGATGCGGTGGTCGCATCTTTTCGTTTCAACCCTGCTTCACGCAGTGCTGTTTCGATATGGCGCGGATTGGGTTTTCCTTCTGCGTCGAAATATTCCAATTGTGAAATTTGCGCGTTTTGATTGTTGGGATACATCACAACGCTGACTTCACGCAAACCACCTTTGGTAATTTGGAAATAGGCTTCGTCGCCGTCGTCGTCCGGCTCGATGTCGTTTCCATCGGCGTCAACCATCTTGGCTTCGTCGGCATAAGCGCCAACGGATACACCGCCAAATAAATTAGGCGATGATTTCAATACGTTGTAGAGGTCAGAGCCACCAGTCGTTTCCATAAACAACTTACCGGCCGCTGTCATACCTTCATCGTCAAATGTGAATTCGTCCCACTGACCCACGGGCATCCCGTTGTCGTTGTGGTTTAAAAACATTGGCAATGGTTTTCCTGAACTTGCGAATTCATCAGCCCATTGGGAAAATCCCATCGGTTGATAGTTGAATTTACGCCCGTCGGCACCTTCACGCGCACCCCAGGTTGTTACTCTTGCTTCAATCTTTCCGCTTGGGTTTGCGCCCTCGTCTAGGCTTGTCGGGCTTAGTTTGGCTTCGCAAATCAGAGTGAGATTCTTCATAAATTACCCCGTTATTAATCGCTTGATTATTGTCATTTATTTTCGTGGGTATTTTATTATGTAATGGCAGTTTAACATTATCAGTCTTTATTTGATTAACTAAAATACTGATTATTTTTCCAAGCCTACGCATTATTTACCCAAATTCATTTTGCGAGTTTGATTACCCCCGCCACCGCCAGTATCGGTTGGGCTTGATCCTGGTATTGCTTTAGTAGGCTCAGGCTGTGCGCTAGGTATTTTTCCTGAATTGGATGGTGATATTGAACCGGCAGAAGATGGTGAACTAACTAATACATCGCCACCTTCGATATTGGCCATACCAAGATATTCGCGGGCTTCGTTTGCCGTCATAATCCCGCCGGTATAACCAGCCGAGGCAAAGTTCATTTGATCGAGGGGCGCACCCTTTAGAAAATCATTGGTGTCAAAGCGAATGGACAAATTTGGATAGCCTTTGAGTAAATGCTGTTTTAGCTTTTGCTCAATATTAAGCAACATTGGCGACATGGTGGATTTGTAAAACTCATCCATCAATGTTTGGGTGTTGTTGTATTTTTGATCCTGAATACCCATCATTGCGGGCGGTACGCCAAACAATCCACAGATACGCTTCATGGTTTGCTCTTTGAGTTTGGCGCAATCCGCGTCTTGCAATGTCAACATTTTGACCGGATTAAATGTCATTCCCTGATCGAGCAACATTCCTTGACCTGGCTTGGATAAGTCGCTCGGTTTGGAGCCTACCATGCTGGCCCAAGCCTCTTTTAGACGCGCGGCAACTTCTTTGTATTTGCCATCAGGGATTACCGCTGTGGTCGAAAAGATGCCTGATGGCTTGGCGCCGTTGAGCATGACAAAGTTGGCATATTGGTCAATGTCTTGATCAAGCGCGACCAATTCAGCGGCCAAAATGCCTTTGTTAAAACCGCCGGAACCTTGCCAAGCCGCTTCGGATACATGAATGACCTGGTGAGATGCCAACAAAGAATCCTTATTAAATCCGTAGCTTGGCGTCGATAGTCGATACGATGGATAACGTGCCGCTGTCAATTGCGTAGTAATCAACGTCGAATCGAGGTTATACATTTCAATTGGTGTTTGATTTGGGTCCGCTTGGTCTTTTCTCCACAGCAAGGTGAAGGTTTCGCCGGACAATTCCAGCCACATGACCCACTGGTACCAAAACTCGTATTGGCTTTGAAAATTGTTGGGTTGGGTAATCAAATCGACTACTTGACGGGCTTTATTTTTGTTGCGTGAGCCGGATTTGTCTGATGCCAACGCGTCCACATAGGTGCCATCATCTTGACGATACATCACTTTGATCGGCAATTGCGACATTGCGCGTGCTTTGGCGCCAATACAGGCCATCACAGTGCTATTGCGGATTAATAGCGACATATCGACAGGGCGACCAGCCGCTGTCGTGCTGGATGTCGAAACGTATAAAAGCTGTTGATTTACTGTGCCATTGCCATTATTACCGCTGTAAATGACATTATTTCCTAATTGGGTCTGTCCAAATAGGGTATTAGATTCGCTAATATTTACCTTTTCTTTTGGTAAATTATATTTTTCTTTATTGAATATATCTAATACGCCCATATTAACTCCCGATTTTTTATTATTTTACTTAAAAAGAACGAAAACCGAAACTATTTGACACACTTGGATTATCTAAACTGCAATGCGCCGCAATAATCATGGCAATAATGCCGTCCACCTTGGCCGCTTTATCGGCCTCATTCTTGCGAACCTTAATATTTCCATTCACGTCCTCATATATTTCACAGTTACCTAATTGCCACCCGACAAATGGATTGCCATTATGTTTAATCTGTTTATTTAATAATAATTTCTCGACATATTTGGACGGATTAGATAACACTGCCATACCTTGCCCCACTTTCTTGACGGGAATTCCCGATTCAAACAAGCGTGCTACTAAGCTGGCCGCGTTGTATGCGTCGTAACCGACTTCGATCAAGTGGTATTTTTCAGCTTGGCTTTTGATGTATTCGCTGATTTCGCGATCATCCATGACGTTGCCTTCGGTCAACTTCAAAATGCCTGAATTGGCCGCAACGCGAAAAATGTCTTGATAGTGCTTAGGGATCAATTCGTACCCAGCTTCAGGCAAGAAAAATTTAAACTCAGCCTCGTAATCTCGTTCGCCAAATCGTTTGAGCGTACATACCGCGTTTAAATCTCGCGTGGCCGCTAAGTCAAAGCCGATGAATACCGCCTCCGGTTCGCGTTCCTCTGTGATTTTGCACAACGGGTCATCCCAGTGCGCGCGATCAATCCAAGCGCTGTTTGCGCTGACGTAAATGTTGAGCGTCTTACATAAAAATTCGTTGAGCGATGCTGGCTTATGCTTGGCCTCGTCCGCACGCTTTTGGATGGCTGATTCAAAGACGGTGATGCCGTGCATTGGATTAGCTTTAGCCCACGTCGTAGGATCGCGCCAATCATCTTGGGGATCAAGACCATAAAGCAAACCAAACCAATTGGGATTATCAGTAGCTTCACCGTGAAGCATAGATTGAAACGCGGAAAAATCCTCATAGAACTTGGTGTCCTTGGTAAATGACGCGGTGGTGATGTAGATTCGCAGGGGGTTTTGCCGTGCGACCATGCCGGAGTGCAAGACTTCGATGGAGTTGCGATCGACAATGGCGGCCGCCTCATCTACGATGACGCATGACGGATTCTTACCGTCACCGGTTTTTTTTGTGTCACGCGATAACGCTTTAAACATCGATTGACTATCGCCAGCTTTTTTAATTTCGTATTTGCTCGGCTCAAACAAGTTGGCCACATCACTGGGCGCGGATTCGATAAATCCCTTGGCCGAATCAAACACGATGGTCGCTTGCTCGCGGTTAGTCGCCAGGGTGTAGATTTCCGGCCCCGCCTCGCCAAACTCCAATTCGTAAAGACCGATCGCTGATGTCAGTGTGGATTTCCCCGCTTTGCGCGGAATGAACACGATCACATCGCTGACCATGCGAATGTTGTTGTCTTTTTTACTGCGAAAGCCATAGATGGCGCAGACCAGCAAAATCTGCCAAGGCTCTAGGACAATGGGCGTTCCGGCAAACTGACCCTTGGTGTGCTTTAAAGTTCCGACAAAATCCAAAAAATGCTGAGGATAGTCAGGATCAAAAACCCACGACCACTCGGTGTTTTCGTATTGGTTAATAAAGCGCTGACAAGCAAGACGCACATCATTACAAACATTTATTTCACCCTTAATAACTTCGTTGGCATATTTAATCCCATCGCGATAATCCATTATCCTTTTGGTCCTTTTAATATTTTTGCCAGCGTATTATTATTTGCATTAGATTTAGAGGTTAATTTTGCTTTTGGAGTTAATCCCAATTCATTCATTAAACTAATAATCATTGGCATTACTTTTGACCTGGCGATTAAATAAGCGCTGACCGATAATGATTTACCGCCGCTATAATCTGCGACGATTCCTTCATTATCTAAAGCCACGGTGCATTTAATATAAGTATCTAAATGCCCCGCTAATATTCCAATGGCATGACGCTGGTGCGGCTCTACAATTCCGTAGGTGTCTAGGATGTATTGGGATATTTCCTCGATAAACGCAGGGA